CGGTGTCATTGCTGTGCCATGCCGCCGACCGCTTTCAATGCCGGTGCTGCCGCACCTGCCGCATCAGCGACCTGGCTCGCCTGATCGAGCTGCGCCTGCTGGGCCTGCTGCTGGGCGCGTTCCTCACGCATCATCATCACTTCGCCTTCAGGACGCAGGACACTGGCAGGAACACCGACCGTCTTGGTGACGAACTGCACCAGGCCGTCCATGTCGATGTAATCGAAGATCGAGGAATCGAGCTGAGCCAGCGGGTTCAGTATCTCGAACATGCGCATCGTTGAGTTGAGCTCACCCTGCCGCTGCGCCTTTGCCAGCGGTGAGACGTACTCGATGTCGATGTTACCGGCCTGCAGATATTCCGGTGCTGGCTCGAATATTCTTTGCTTGGCAAGCAGATTAAATGAGCGCGTAATCAACGGCTGCAGCATCTCTGCCTGCAGCCTGCCGAGCACGGGGCCGAGCAGACGCATCTTCTCTTCGTTTCTGGCAATGACTTCTGTTGCAGTCATGTTCGGGCTTTCCCGAAGCATTAACTGATCGACAAAGAACGCCTGGCGGATAGCCTCGCGTCTCTGATCCTCGATGTTCAGACCCAGCGGTGTATTCGCGCCGGTCATCAGGGGTTCGATGCGGTCCCGTGTTCCCGATCGATAGAAGTTCAGACCGCCTGGCGTCACCCTGACTGGCAGAACGAAACCGTCATCAGGGACGAGCAGGGGAGGATCGACCTGTTTCTGTGCAGACTTGATGGTCGTCTTTGACATCTCCTGCAGCATCTTGGTGTCGGGCAGCGCCGTCATCGCAGGCGACCGGCCATAACCCTGCTCAAACGATGCCTTCAGGAATCTGGGGCTGACGTAGGGGAACTCATCAAAGCCTGACTCGGCGATGAGCCACTTGTTCTCGGGATCAACGTGGCAGGACATCCACGGCATGTTCATGTTGTCTTTGATGCCAGGGTCGCGCTCGTCTCTCGGCTGCACATAGTGCAGGAGCTCGATCATCTCGTAGGGATTGTCTTTAATCCTTTCCTTCAATACCGGACCGACATCATCGCCCCACATGGTCCGCGCATCCCGTCCGCTGATCTTGTATTTGCGCACGACGGTATCGACCCGACCGTGTTCGTCTTCAGCGAGATAACATTCAGCGATATGCCTGGTTGAATACCTGAGCTGGGTGATGTCATCGCTATCGATGAACATGACAGCGGTGCCGAAGGCGACCAGGTCTGCGTAGAGCTCGTGAACCTGTTCCTGAAAATTCGATCGGGCGAAGGCGTCGTACATGACGCGCTCAGCGCCCTGCAGCCATTCCTTTGCCATATCATCGCCATCGAGCATCGGATCGGTGAACCTGAGAGAGAACCAGGGCATCGATGCTGAGGTCAGCATGCCGTGCAGTGAAGCCGTCAGCAGCTCCGCGGCGTGGATCGCGGTGCCGTCGAATATCTTCTCTGTTCTCTTGTCGCCGTCCGTTCTCTTCCTGGTGATGTCCGCTTTGCGCGGCACCATGTAATCGGCGATTTCCTGCCAGTGATTTTCCCAGACGCTGCGCTGTGTCTTCAGCGTGGAGAACCTGTTGAGCAGGGTGACGACTTTATCTTTTTCGCGTTCGTTCCTAGCCATCTATCCGCCTAACAATGTCTTCTTTTGTGTCTGTGCCTGTGTGGTCAGGCCAACGGATGTCGTCTGGACAAATGGTCTGCGACCGCGCCGTCGAGAGACGCCTGGCGTCGTAGCGGTTCCAGGGGCTGCACCTGAAACAACGGGACGTGGCGTGACTGGCCTGGCAGGCGTGCTCGGTTGCGCTGGCTGGCTTGGCTGTGGCCCACCCGACGGAGGAGAAACGGTCGGAGCCGGTGCGCCCATCGGTGAGGGAGGGGAAGCCGATGGAGCAGGAGCTGGCGCTGGCGCGGTCGCAGGAGCTGGCGTGGGCTGAGGAGCAGGGCGTTGAATAGGCACGAGCTTGAAAGACCTGGGCGTGACCAGTCTGAACCCTTGGGTTGGATCGTCGTCGGCTGAGACCTGTGTGGCACGCAGCCTGCGGAACTGCTCAGGTGTCAGGGTTTCAGTCTCACCCTCCTGCCCTGAACGCTCATAATACGGTTTGCCAGTTACTTCCTGCCGCTCATAGCCCGGCGGCACCCTGTAGACTGGCTTCGGAACTCCACCGATTAACCTTCCCATTTCAGGAGCCGATCAATCCACGTTTGGAAACCGGCGCTGGCGACAGCAGGCCCTGCGGTCCCGTTTTTCTTGTTTCTCTTCTGCCCTTACGCTTTGCAAGGTCGCGCTCTGTTTTGCGCCCCTCGGTCTCCGTATCGATGACCGATGCAGGCATGGTTCGTGTCTGCGGTGTTTCCTGCGTATCCGGCGAAGTCACGACAGCCTGCCGCTGTTCATCACGCTCTGCGAGGACTTCTGTCGGGGTCTGATCGCCGGTATCACCGACAGCGCGCACGGGCGTTGTCGGCGGAGGGGGAGGAGGTGGAGGCAAGGGAGCTGGCGAAGGGGCTGATTTACCCATGTTCAATCCATCTGCATTCTGATTTCAAGATTCCATAAAGAGCGCCGTCATCGTCGTCTGCGTAGAACTGCCTGATCATGCCTTCGAGCTTCCAGCCGAGGCCTTCAACGACACGGCGACTTCTTTTATTGCTCGCGGCAATCACAACGGAAACGCGCTCGACATCGAGCTGCTCGAAGGGATAGCGGAACAGCAACTGCACCCGCGATCGGGTAAGGACTGCAGGATCATCACAGGCCGCGTGAAACTGAACGTCGCGGCCACGAAACTCGTTGAACGCACCGCCATAGACGATCGGACCGCCACGCCGCCTGAAACCTATGCACCTGCATGGCTCCAGATTTGGGCTGTATGGCAGTCGTTCTGTGATCCAGTCCGCGATCTCATAATCGACCGGACCCATCAAAGGGTCATTCGTCTCGTCGATCAGCAGTTCAATGTCTTCAGTTTCACCGGAGGTCACGCAAAGACCTGATATTCCATCTCGGCGTGTGCCTGTGGCGCGCGCCCCGGGAACCTGGCGTCATCTTCAATACCGACGCACATGTACCTGAATGCGTCAGCCGCATGAGACGACCAATCGTGAACAGGCGTCATGCGGAACGATCGTGTCCGCTCATTGTATGCACGATGATAGTGCCGCAGAGCTTCGAGGCCGTGCTCGCATGCCCGCCTGTCAAAATAAGTCTTCGGGATGGTTACTGCCGCAGCGTGGATGCCATCTTCGATCGGTAGTTTTCGCACCACTCGAAAAGTGATGCCGAGGTCGTATGCAGTTTCGATGCGGCTGCGGCCAGTCCCGAGCTCACGAACCGCAATATCAGGAGGGGCATAGTGACGACCGTATAGATAATCGCGCTCATCAAGAACGCGAGCGAAATGCGGCAGGCCTTCTCCCCTTTCTTCATAATAATCAATAACATGTATCGCTCTCCCGACAATCTGGTAGAACCATATCGCGGTCGCGTCGGCGACCCCCAAGTCCCAGGCAGTGTGAACGGGCGTGGCGGGATCATGCGGGACTTCCGTGATCTGCCCGTCCGCTTCTATTGCCTGCAATTCCTTGCCCCAGATGGCTCCAGGGACGTTCGCGACCCATGAGCACTCAAACTCCTGGGCATACGCATCCTCGGACATCATTGTCCTGGCGGCCTCGAGTTCGTCTTCAGGCAGGATTTTCGTGTTTGACGCACCTGCCAGGTAAGCAAACCAGTGATCGGGGTTGTTCACAGCTTCCCGATAGAGCTCATAAAAAGCATTGTGACCGCGCGGCGTACCGATCGCGATCATGTATCCCCTGCGATCCGATAATGCAGGCCTGACGATCTCTGGCAGGACGGGTTCAGGCATGTCGGCATATTCATCCAGGACGATGCCGTCAAAATATCTGCCCCTGAGCGTCTGATAGTTATCCGCACCGAGCAGCTCGATGCGTGAGCCATTGGGCAAATCCACCCTGAGCTCCGTCTCGTGGTACTTCGTGCCGGGGATCGGCTTGCAGAACTGCTTCGTGTAGTCCCACATGATGCTTTTCGCCTGCTTGTACGTCCCTGTCAGGAACGCATATCGGGCATTCTCACGCTCAGTCGTAATGGCATCCCGTATGAGATGGTTGATGCACATGACGGACTTGCCTGCGCGCCTGTGCAGGACCAGGCACGACCAGCGCTTCTTCGATATTTCCTGATGCAGATATGCCTGCAGCTCCCTGGG